TGATATTTTTGAGCACTTACCCACTGAGGAGTGGAATAAAATTGAGGTATATGATGATTTTACTACGATTAATGGTGCAGCAGGTGTTTCATATGTTGATGCTATAAATCGTGGTACGAGTGCAGGTGCCCCATGGGCAAAGAAAAAATCTTTTCTTAATCATGCTGTTCCTCCACGGGGTGAAATTTTAGACCCTGTTATGCCTAATGAAGAGGTTATGGAACGTGTAAGATTGATTGAAGAGAGATATAGGAATGGTGAAAGATACCATCCTATTTTTACAGCTCACTACAAAGATGAGCCAATTTCTTATGCCAAAGCTGAACTTGGAAAAATCCGAGTTTTTTGTGGCGCACCATATGATTGGACCATAGTGGTTCGTAAATATCTATTGTCATTTATTAGAGTTGTTCAAAGGAACAGATTTGTTTTTGAATCTGCACCTGGAACAATAGCTCAATCCAAAGAGTGGCATAATATTTATGAATATTTGACTGAACATGGTCCTGATCGAATTGTTGCAGGAGATTATAAAGCGTTTGATAAACGTATGCCAGCTCAATTGATGTTGACAGCTTATGATGTGATTTATCGCATTTGTGAAAGAGCTGGTTATTCTCCTGAGGATTTGCAAATAATTAGAGGTATTGCTACTGATACTTCATTTCCATTGACTGATTATTTTGGTGATCTGGTTGAATTTGTAGGGAGTAATCCCTCAGGTCACCCTTTGACTGTTATCATAAATGGCATTTGCAATTCATTGTACATGAGATATTGTTACCACGAACTAAATCCTAAAAAGGAGTGTAGTACTTTCAAAAGTAACGTGAATCTCATGACATATGGCGACGACAATATTATGGGTGTTTCGCGAAAGATTAATTTCTTTAACCATACTGCCGTCGCAAATTGTTTATCAAAGATCGATGTTACATATACTATGGCTGATAAAGCCGCAGAAAGCGTACCATTTATACACATCGATAAAGCCACTTTTTTGAAAAGATATTGGCGATTTGATAAAGATTTAGGGTACTATGTGTGCCCTCTTGAACATGACTCTATTGAAAAGTCTTTGATGACTTGGACCAGATCGAAAACAATTGTTAAAGAAGAACAAGCTATTGCTGTCATAACTTCCGCTGTTCGTGAGTATTTCTTTTATGGCAAGAAGATTTTTAACGACAGACGTGATATCTTGATGAAGATGGCTAACGATCTAGGTCTCCAACCTTGGATATTGGAGTCAACGTTCCCAACTTGGGATTCTCTAGCCAAAACTTGGTTAGAGGTGTCCAGAGGCTTGTGAGTGCAAGTCTTATTGATCCAAAAGCATTCCATACTTTGTAGTTACTGTTCATTTGTCAATGATGTTTGTTACAACGAATGAAAGTGTGGACAGAGTATGATTCTCGCCCGGGTTACCCCCAGAGTCCCTATTTAGGGAAGATTTGGCTGGAGTCACAGAGTACAAACAACCTTGTCTAGGATTGAGTCAGCCTATTCATTGTATTATGACTTGCTACAAGTTCTGATAACAAAAATGTTCCTGTTGCTGAATCACAAGTGACTAATATGGAACACAATGCCAATAACCCACATGTCCCATATACGCAGAAGTTGGGTGAATCTGATGTGTCTTCCACTCAGAATATAACTTTTGTGGATAATACTCCAGGTGTGTGCATGGAGTATCCAACAGAGTCTGACACCACTTATGTTGATGGTGCGATTGAGGATGTACCTTTGGGTGAATTTCTTTCTCGACCCGTCAAAATTCATGAGGGTGTTTGGGCTTTGGGGACAACAATTGATTTGACTGAAAATGTCTGGGATTTATTTTTCAATACTCCAGCAATTGTGGAGAAACTCCAGACATATGGACTGATTAGGTGTTCATTGAAATTGAAAATTATGTCAAATGGAAGTCCATTTAATTATGGACATTTGTATGCGGCATATGAACCTTTACCTAATTTTGTCCCTGGTAGAATTATGGCTGATGCTGTTCAGTTTGTTCATCTATCACAAAGACCAGGTGTGTGGATCAATGTTTCAATTAATGAGAGTGGTATTATGACTTTACCCTATGTCAATTATAAAAACTGGTTGCGAATTGGAACGCGACAAGATTTTATTGATATGGGAAGAGTTAGATATTTTTCACCTACCCCTCTCTTTAATTGTAATAATGCTACGGAAGGTTCCGCAGTTATTGTTTATGCCTGGGCTGAAGATGTACAGTTATCAGCCCCTACATCACAATTGGCTATGCAGTCAGGAAAACGAATGTCTCGAAAGACTGGAAGAGTCACCAATACAGTTGGGACTAAACCTGCTGTTAAAGCCATATCTGATGATGATAAGACTGAGTATAAAATGGGACCAGTTTCTAGAGTAGCCACTGCTGTGGCTGCTGCTACTGATGTGTTGAAGCAAAACTCTGTTATAGCACCTTTTGCTATTGCAACTGGTATAGGCGCTAGGGCCGTGAAAGCTTTTGCTGGCGTCTTTGGTTGGACAAATCCACCCGTTATTGAAAATGTTTTAGCAAGAAAGGATTTGCCTTTCCATGCTATTGCTTCTCCCAATATTTCTACTCCACTTGATAAACTCACTATTGATCCAAAGAATGAGTTAACTGTTGACTCTCGAACAGTTGGTTTGGATGGAACTGACGAGTTGACGATTTCTTCAATTGTCTCTCGATCGGCATATATCTTCAACTGTCCTTGGAATGCAGCTGATCCAACATCTCATACGCTTTGTACTATTAATGTTGGTCCTCAAATGCACCGGATCGTTTTTGGTTCGATAACTGGACAAGTTTTGAGTTTCTCTCCTATGTCTCATCTTTCACAAGCCTTTACACATTGGCGAGGTGACATTATCTATGAGATTAGGATTGTTTGTTCTCAGTATCATCGAGGTAGATTACAAGCCTTCTGGGACCCAAATGGTTTCCTAGGAGGTGCAGCTAATCTTGAAACAAAAGTTTACTCTAAAATCTATGATATTCAACATGATCAGATCATTGAACTACGAATACCATATGTGCAGGATAGAGCATATAAGAGAGTTAAGGCAGGAAATCCATCTAATCCTGTTATTACTGATAATTTCAGTAATTCAGATGCAGCACTTGCATATGATGCTGCCAGGTTTAATGGACAATTGCAGCTTAAAGTTGCAAATCTTCTGAGGTGTCCTGTTGATACCACGGAAGTTCGAATTTTGATTTCTGCTCGAGGAGCTGAAAATCTTGATTTTGCCAATCCTTCAAATCCTCCAAGAACTATTCAAAATTGGAATGTGCCACTTGCACAATCTGGTGAACGAGAGCTTGGTTTGGATAATACTTCTGTCGACGAAATGACAGATGCTCATGATCCTATTGAGTTGAACTATTTGGTGAATATGGGTGAGAAAATTGGTTCTATTAGGAACCTCTTGAGACGATGTACTTTTCATCGAGTTCTCTCTGTGCCAGCAAATACAACTGCACGAACTCTTAATTTTAAGAGTAGGTTTGGTCATTTTCCATTTTATTATGGATTTGATCCAAATGGTGTGCATCTTACTGTTGGTGCAGATCCTTTTAGTTTTGTGAACAATACGCCATTAAATTGGTTTTCTCCTTGCTTTGTTGGTTATAGGGGATCTTTGAATTACCATTTTAACGCTGCCTCACCTGAACTGATTGACAATATGAGTGTTTTGAGAACACCAGGTGAAACTCGAAGTGCTGGTACATATAGATCTTTTACTATCACATTTGTTGGAGCTACGGATTCCAGTATCTCCCATGATGCAGTTGAGAATAAATTGCATGGAGATACCGGAGGATACGCTGTCACAAACCAAAAGACCCAAACAGGGCTAAGTGCCCAATTACCAATGTATTCTCCTTATCGAATGAGGAGATGTGATATTGAGTCTTCTGTTTTAGGATCTGCCCTTGATGAGTCGAACTCAGATTCATATGAATTGCAGGTACAATTGAAACCTGTCCCATCTGGGCATGATTCTGCTGAAACAGAAATTCAAGTTTATGTAGGAGCCGGAACGGATTTTACTCTGTTCTTTTATCTCAATACTCCTTCTTACTTTGTTGGAGGTATTCCTTCCCCGAGTAACTCCTAATTTGATGTATAGCCGGATACTTATCTTATTGAAGGGTAGCAGTTTGTCTGGGAAACTCGTACAACTGTCCTGATAGAATATATCTGTCTATATTATAACTGTTAAATAAACGTGCACGGTGCGTTTAGCCTTTAATTAGGTCCAATCCGCGCAACTATTAAGTAATATACGGTGTAAAAACCTGTCGTTGCTAAGTAGTTGCGGCGGGTTTTTACTATATAGCCGTGACATTTAATACTGCGCGTCGAAAATCGAC